TAGGATCTACGAATTCTATTTGGATCATCTGAATTCAATACCTTGAATCCATAGTCCCCCAATGAATATACAGATATATTAATATACCAAGGAATTAGAGCTGGTGCATATACATCATCAAATCTAATTAGAGCTTGAGCTTGGAAACCTGCNNNAGGTTGTCGTTGAGGATATTCCTGCTCGAACTCTTTTCCTGCTACCACTGAAGCATAAATATTTTTTCCATCATGTTCTATGTCAACTCCCATGTGACCATCATAACCTGATACAGTTATTTCCTTTGATCCAGTTATTAGCCCAGTATAAGGATTTATTCCAACTACCCAGCAATGAGATTCATCATAATTATTCATAAATGCTTGCAGCCCAGATATTGGAACATTATATTCACAATCATTAGGAGTATCTACATTATCTGCTAGAGCATAAATGATATTATCTTTCCCGTGCTGAGCAGCGGCCCTGACCTTTATTCCCTCAATATTTTCCTCTACACCGGATACAGTAGCTGGAAGGGAATTAATGGGTATTTTTATCCACGAAGGACTGTTCTCGTACCGTCTGTACAGGCTTCCATCAGATGTTACACAGCTTAATACGCCAAGGTTCTTATTTAAATCTGTTACAAAAAGATTTTCCAATCCTGTTGAATAATTTTCCCAAATTTGTGGCTCATTTGTGTCTATAGGTTTTCTCCATACTCCGGCAGTAGTAGTCCCTATATACACATAGTCCTTAAAATTAAAGTACGCAAAAATTCTAGAGCATTTTTCATCTAAGACAAGTACTGTTACTAGTCCATCTTTTGACATTGAAACTGTTTTTGTTGTAACTAGGCCGTTTCCCGTAAAAATATTACTGTTTACAAAAACAAAATCACCTACATTCGCTGGAGTAGTCCCAGCTATAGTCAATGTCTTTGTATATAATATTTCATCATACTCATTTACAATCTTATTGGCTAGAGCCTTTGCCGTACCGAAATTTGGTATATTACTATTAGAAACGATAACAGTTCTATAGTCGTTCTCGTCATAGTTCCATGGAGTTAGAGTCATTGCTTCTGCACAAACACTTGATCCGTTATTAGCACCTCCCCAAACTACTGCTCTATTTCTAAGAACTGAATCATTCTTTTCTGTAACTATTTCAAGAATGGTTGTATCATCAAATTCATCAACAATGTTAGATATATCCTTGTTCAATTTTCCTATAATAGCTGTATTATCAGTATCGAATGTAAGATACCAACCGCTCATCTGTAGAAGAGTCATAATCTGATCATAAGCATTAGTTAGACCTAAAACAGTATTGTTCGATACTAAAGATCCATATCCAGTATCAGTGAATGAGAAACTAAGGCCAACATCTTCAAGGAACTTTTGAATCCAATACTTCGTAGTTGAAGCTGTAGATACTGTATATGTCTCTGGGATAAAATAATCTGTTAAACGCTTTGAACCATCTTGAGCCTCGATGATTAGATTGTATGCTGGATCATCCCATCTGAAAGAACTAATGTAGTATTTTGCTACTTCTTCTCCATCTTCCTCTATAGTAATTATATCCCAAACACTAAGTGAACCTGAGTAAGTTGGGGACATGACCAATAGCAATGTTCCTATACTAGAACAAAGTGATGAGCTTCTCTCGTATGATATAACATAGGATGAAACATCATTCCCTCCAATCCTAATCACTGCATTCATACATATCTCCTTAAATCCAATGTTGTAGTATATCCACCTTTATTCCAGTTATGTTCTGCTCCATAGATATAAAAATCATTATCTAACGATAAAGATGGATATTTTAATGTAGCAGTAACTCTTGGAATTAATAATGGATTTCCCTTTACAGTTACTTCAGCCCTATGATTCAGTTTATTATATAGCTCCAGATTATACTCTACTGCCGCATTAGCCATATCTTGACTGTCTACATAATAGTTTGATACCACTACAGTTTTGTAATAACCGCTTGGTAAATAAGGAGAAGCTTCACTGGCCTCCGCATGAATTCCAGTTGCTCCATAAAGAACAATTCTGTTTCTTAGATCTTTATCTGATATTCCATAGGATATGGAAAGAATATTTGTTCCTTCTTCAAGAACTGCAACCGGTACATCATCATTTGTGGGCCATGGGAACCTTCTATAGAAATTTATTCCTCCCCCAACATCTGCCCAAATGTTCCATGCTATTAGCTCTGCCAACGAGTGAGCAAAGTCATAAGACGTAACTAAATTTATCTCCACTGGATTATGAATACCAAGTATAAAATTTGTTGCACTATAATCAACATCCATGAGTCCAGCTTCATTCATAACATCTCTAACAAGATCTCCAGCATCTATATTGGATCTTCTCATTGGATTTTCTGGATTAGCAGAAACAATATAATATTCAGCCGCCCTTACCATAACATCACTAGCAGTAATTGTGTACCATCTTTCTGGTTCTTTCAGCTGAATATCCTTTACATAACCAGTAAATAAGAGCTGATGATTGTCTGTATATCCAAGATTTATTGAAATCCCATTTCCGACATCCAAGGTACATTCTTCTGCCTCTATTGTAGCTGTAGCTACTTGGGCTGAATGAGCATTTGTAATGTTCACACTGAGAATCTTGTCACATCCAGTGACATTTGCATATAGTGTATCCATTTTAATCCTATATCACTTTTATTAGATCCAATGATACTTTATACACGGGAGATTCACAATCAAGGTCTGGTCTAATGGTCTGATATATAACATTTAGTCTCTTATGATCTACGCCCCTAACATAATAACTCCCTAAATTTCCCTCTGGAGAGACTAGTTCAAAAGATGCTCCTCCACCACTTGTTGTAAGAGATTTTAGATGATCCTTATCCGCATTTCCTACAACAAGACCTTCAACCTTATATTTATCTGATTCCCATCCAAATTGTTGATAAATACTTCCAGCTCTAATAGGATTTAGTTCTGCAATGATTTGTTTTACTCCCTCAGAAATATCTTGCACAAAAACTCTAACTCCTGCAAATGTCCACATAATTACCTCTATAATACATTTCCGCTGCTTGTTTTTCCATAAGCTGTTGTAGTTCTTATCAAATCCTTTGCGAGATAGTTCTTTACAACATTGGCTACTGTTTTACCATCTAGCTGTAAAGTAGTGGTTGAATTTATCTCTATTGCCAGTTTAGGAAGTGTTACCATTTGACCTGTCTCTTTTCTAAGATCTTCATGTCTAGGCAATCTTTTTTCGTTAAATAGCAGCTCCCTCAAGAATAGATCACTTAAGTTTCTATTTTTCCTTTCCAGATCTGGATAAAAATCATCAAGATTTACAGGAAGGTTCTTTCTTCCTTCAACTGGAACAAATACGTGTCTAGATAAAGCTCTTAGTTTTTCAATGCCGCCTCCCCATATTCCTCCTTCTCCACTACCGAGTCCAGCTTCGCCTATAACTTCTTTTGTAGTTGTTTCCTCGCCTGCCCTCTTTACATTAGGAAAATTGCCACCTCCCCCTCCACCTCCAGCTGGAACATAGGATTGAATCGGTACCCAGAACGACTGTCCTTCAGGAATATTCCACATACCCTGCTCTAGTTGTTTCTGCTGTAATTCGACCATTTTACTTTGAGCTAGGTTAATAGCAGTTAGATCATAATGTAGAGTATCAAACTGATCATCTGAGAACATTGCTATAATACCTGGTTCTGTATTTATAGGCACTCCAGCTCCCTGTAGAAGATTCTGATAGTACTGTATCCAGCTCTTAAAAGTCCCAAGTTGTGATGACGGAAAATCAAATGTCTGAAAGCCAGGACCTCTGCTGGTCTGTGTACTTATCAAGCCTCGATCCTCGAATTGCTTGAGGGCGATGTCCAAAAAGTCCTGACTTACTAGTCCTTGACCTAGTTCAGATAATTTCTTATATATAATTTCTCCACCAGCTTTTATGGCAATAACAAAGTCATCTAGACTCTCACGATATGCCTCTATTTCCTCATCTGTATAATCAGTTGTTTGTTTTAAGAAATCTATCTGCATTTTGACAGCATTTTGAACTGCTTGCATGATTGATCCTGGTGTTCCAACAATCGGAGAACTTTGATTTATTATGTTTAGTGGAGGATTTCTCTGAAGTGATAGATGAGACATCATTGATGCCAGGATCTGTCCTCCTATCTGTTGCTTTTTGTTTATTTGTTCTTGAACATCGTTGATGTATGCTTCTGGAGCTCCAAGAGATCTTAATTCTTCAACTTTCAACATTAAATCACCAATCTCTGTTGCAAGTTTGGTTAGATTTGTTATCTGTTCATCAGATCCATAGGTAAATATATCCAAAAATGCCTTATAAGCATCTGCAGCTGAATTGATGTCTTTACTTACTTCTTGGAACTGTTCACCAAAAGCTACGAAATAAGCTGCAGATTTTTCATCAAATCCTCCAAGAACATCCATTTTCTCCTGATAGGAAGTAGGAGTTATTTTACCCTTGATTAGATCATTTAACATCTCCTCTTCCCTAGCTTTTCTTATGGCAGCTAAATATGAACCTTGTCTTGATACCTCTTGATCAATTTTAGATATATATGGAGATGTAATTTCGGGTAATGATAGTTCCCCTGATTTCACTGCCTTTATTCTTTCTGTATCTAGCAATGCTCTTTGCTCAGGAGTTGCTCTCGCATAGAGTATATCTAATGCAGTTAATCGCCTTGGTGCTTCTCCAGAGATCGCCGGAAGACCTTTTAGCCCTCCGCCCAAAAACTCTGTTCCTTCGAGAAAGAAGTTAATAATACCAGCGGACCATGACGCTACGAGTTGATCCCAAGCCCCAGCTCCCAACAATCTTGCCATGTTCTTACCTGAGTATGGTTCTTGTGATCCAGCAACTTTAAATGGCTCCCCACTCCGAAAATCTGCCAATGTTAGGTCTTCTGTAGCCTTAGTAACAAATGATTCCGCAATTGCAGATCCAACTGCAGCTCCAATTAATGGACTTTGACCAATGAATGCAGCTCCAATTCCTCCGGCAATTCCTCCTACGATATTGGCTATAGCTTTTGTACCACCGTGCCTATCATCTCCCTGTTGGAAATCAGAATAGTTCTGTAATGCTGGAATTAAGCTTGTTAATATTCCCGTACCTATACCCGCAGTTATTTTTCCTCTCAGTGAAGACATTAAGATAGCTTCATATCCAAGACTTCCAACACCTCTTCCAAGTCTATTTGCCAATGATTGTTGTGAAAGAGCCTGTGATGCGGCAGCTGGGTCAAATCCAAATATATCACCCACCCTACTAGCAAGTCTCGATGTAGCAAGAGGACCTTGAGTATATTTATATATACCACTTATAGCCAGTGCTCCCAACAGTGCTGGACCTGCCTTTCCAGCGGATTCGGCTAGCTTATCCATTAGTCCAACAACCCCACCGAGAACTGTTATTACAGTGCTAAACAGATCAAGAAGTCCTCCCTCATTTCCTAGAGTCTGAGCAAGTGATTGAAAAGCATTTTGAAGTTTTGTTAAAGCTGTTTGTACTGTATCCAGCCTCTTTGCAAGAGCTTTAGCCGCTTCTCCTTCTACATTTTCTTGTGCAGATACTATCTGAGAAATCCTTGGATAAGATTCAATGAACCCAGCTACAGCTGCGGCCCTGCGAGTTCCTCCTCCAATTGCTAGTGATAACTCTGAGAACTGTGTAGGAGAAAGGACTCCAGTTTGACGTAGCTCATATAAATCTCTCTGGATTTCCAGTAAACTTCTCATGTTTCCTTCAGTATCTTGAGTCGCGATACCTAAATTTTCAAGAGCTCTAACTGCTTTATCTGACTGGAATCCAGATACAAACGACCTAGCTACATTAGCTGCTTCTCTGCCTGTTATGCCCAAAGTTTCTGATGTTACGGCAAGAATAGCGTTCAATTCTTGCTGTGAAAGCCCAGCTGAATCTGCCTGTTCTCCGAGTACGGAAAAACCTACTGCTAGAGTTGTTAAGTCAACATTAGCGACTCTGGTTGTTTTTACCCACATATCCAGCAGTTCAGATCCTTGATCTAGTTTCATTCCAGCTTGTCGAAGGGCAGCAGCTAATGTATCAATTGACTCTGCAGCACTTAGTGTGGATAATTTAGAAAGTACTAGAGCATCGTTCATCAGCTTGGTAGCTACAGCTACTCTGGTTTCTGCATTTTCCATCCCACCAGTAGCTTGATATGCTTGTGAAAAGTTTACTATAACATCACTTACATTTTCACCCATTGCATCAGCAGCTTCTGCGGCAATATCAAATACGTCAGTGACCTTCAAAGTAGAATCTGAAACGGCTATCATTGCATTTGCTAGCCGGGTCTCGTTCTCTACCATTAAAGTTACCATTTCATTTAGCTTGTTTAGAGGACCGTAGATAACTCCAATAGCCAATGTCCATTTGCTAAGCTCTACAATGTCCCTAGCTACTGATGATGCAAATGTATTAAATTGTCTGGATACTGCTGGCATTACTCGTCCGGCTTCATTCACAAATAAGCGAAGCTTTTGTGTTACGCCGGTAAGTTCATCAAATTTCTGGAAGTCAATTCTTTGTATTCCAGCTAGACCTACTTCTGTTATTCCAGCCAAATTGTCTCGTGTAAAGTTCTTGCTCTTAGCAAGTTCAAGTGCCTCCTCATATCTTGGCTGTGATATAACATTTTGCATTTGTCGCAAACGTTTTTCTTCTTCTAGCTGTTTCTTGGATAGTTTTACCGGCGGAGATGCCAGATCTGCTTTTAGCCTCGCCAGCTCAGCCTCAAATTGATCTTGTAATCTCTTTCCAGTTATTACATCAAGATCTGCAGTTAGTAAATCAACTTCTGCCTGAGCTTGCTTTTTTATTCTGTCTAACGTTGCTTGATAAATTTCATCTTCTATTCTTTTAGCAGTAGCAAGTTTTTTCTCCTGTGCTGCTTTAAAAGCTTCGTGATCTTTGTAAGCTGTTTCTAAATAAAAATCTGGAAGATCTGAATATGATGCTCTGACTTCGGGTATTTTATTGACTACTGGTACTTGACTAGATAACTTCAGATCCGGACTTCTTAATGGATAAACCGCTTGAGATGGAATTGACAAGTTCTTTAGTCTTGATATAAAGCTACTAAGAGCTCTTTCAGATCTAATTATTTCCTCTTCAATTCCAGCAGCTATTCCAAAATTTCCAGATGCTTCTGCAGATGCCTTTCTAGAATATAATTTATTTATTTTTTCATCTAGAGAATTTATAGCTTTGATTGTAGAATCTAATTCTTTACTTGGAGGAGAAATTGTTTGAGCCTTTTCATATAACTGGGCCCTTTTTTGCTCTGCTTTGGCTATAGCTTCATACAAAGATGTAATTTTTTGAGCTATAGATGCCAAAGAGCTTGTAGCGCCCCTTTCAAGATCAGATGTAAATTTTGCACTAAGTTTAGCTACACTATCTGTTAGCTTATTTATAAGTGCATCAGTTTTATTTATACTAGCATTAATTTCTTCAATCGTATAATTTCTAGCCACATTAGCCTTCTACATCATCTATGTTGATGATTATTTTATCATTAGTTTGTTGTGCAGACTTGTTTCTTCCAAATACCTTATCTATCCATTCTTCTAGTTCATCTGAAGTACCGTCCCAGATTAAATCATCCGGTGGCCTCTTTTCCTTTGGAAGTTCGTTAAAACTGTCTATCTGCTGTCGTTTTCTTATTACATAACTTATTGTATATGGAACATCTGTTAATTTCTTTAATTTAGGGTCTAACGGGATTCGCAATGCCTTTGAGATGTTCCATAAAGACCCTATTGCATTGCTCCCAGCTATTTTTTTAGCATCTCGGACTCTATTTCCAAAGAAGCATATTCTTTCACAAGAGTATCTTTTATATCTGATGGAAGATTATCAAAGTCTTCAAATTTAGTGAAATATCTTTCACTAAATGACCTGTCTTTGAATGTTCCAAAAAATACACAATGTTCTCTGTACCTCTTTAGTAATTCTTGTTCGCAAATCTCATTTATTATAGATGATTCATACAGTGCAAGAAGTTGGTCCTTCCCGAGCTCTGAGAGCTCTTCCCTTCGTCTCCGTACCTTTTCATCAATAAACTTTTTTATCTCAGCAGCTCTTTTTGCTGGATAAGCGTCTATGTCTGCTTGGTACTTTTCTATCTTCTCCGTAGGAGCATCTGAACCAGGATCCTTTGGAAGAGGAACTCTTACCTCTTTATAAGCAAGTTGTGTAAATTCTCTCATTCCGAAGAGAATAATAGCTTCAATTAGTTTATCTACATCCTCATCTGTGAAATCTGGAATATATGCTATTCTTTCATCAGATTCCAATGTTTTTAATTTCTTTCTAAGGTCCGCACTAAATCTAAGCGCCATCACTCTCGATCTATTAGCATCTGCATCCCCCACTAACCTGATGAAAAATTTGAACTTCTTTCCCTTTCTCTCTATAACAACTTCCTTATTCCAAACAAATAATTTACTTATATCCACATCGTTCTTCTCTACTACAGTCATTTCCTATTCTCCTTATATAGTAAAAGGGGCTACTATAGAATCGGATGACCCGCTCTGATAAGTAGCCCCTTTTTCTTACGTCCTTTATGGCTTATCTATTTATAGATAATTATTCAATTATTAAGCTATAGCACCACTGTAAATTATACACTGAGCATCTAGGCTCTTCCAATTAAATACCTGCTGAGCATTGTTGTTAACGTTTAGAGTATATGAATCTCCAACCACTGAGACAGAAGGTATGTGTATTGTCTTTAGAACTGTGTATGGTTCTGATGTATCACATGGATCGTATAGTTCTACTGTTAATGACAGACCTGTAGTATTGCATCCTTCTCCAGGAGCCCATTCTTGACCACTTCCAACTACTCCATTTGTTAGTAGAGAGATTAGATCTGTATCAGTATCTAGTACTGTTATAGTTCCTTCAATAGTTGGAATTTGTCTTTGGTATCCTACGATATTTCTGTTCCCCATTTCCCTTACAGGTTGTACTTGTAGGTTACCGTTAATGGTGACCGATTGTACTCTTTCAATATCGTTAGCAGAGATCTTTAGATTTACATCTTTTCCTTTAATAGCTGCTGGAATAGTATCATCATTAACATCTGTCCAGTTATTTCCAGAAGGATTTGCATGATATACTACCACTAGTTTTCTAGTAATAGAATCAAATATGGATAGAGTTGTACCACTTATTGCGTATTCTCCAGTAGCTGGGGATGAATCTACTTCAGTCAGATATACACCGTCTAATATAACAGATAGTGCATAGTTGCCATTCTTTAATTGTATAGGGGTCTCAGACAGAGTATATGGAGCTGATCCAGTAAAAGTATCTACTACTACATCATATTTTAGCCAACGTCTTTCTGATCCAATTGCAGTATAGTCTTCAGTTGATTCTCCATCAACACTATAAGAGAACGAAAAATCTCTTATTTGTAGTCGTCTAGCATGTGCTGATTTTACATAGTCATCTGTAGTTGCATCTTTAGTGAAAATTATTGCGTCAATTTCACCAAGTCTAGATACATCTACCCCAGTTCCAGGATAAGAATTTGGATCTGTTCCTGTCATAGCTGAGAAAATCTTAATGCTAGTATCAAAAGCTGAGAAAGATAAGGTTACATTTGGTGCATCCTTAGTCTCTCCAGCATGTTGTGAATTACCAAGTTCGTCTATAACTGTAGATGGAATATCTGTACCTAAGCTAAGTCTCTGTATTCTTGAGGCCTTGAAAACATCCAACGGACCCACAATGTGTAATTGTGAGTGCTTAGATGGAATTGCTAGGGGTTTTGCCATTAATTATTCCTCCTGCGGTTTATCATTCTCGGTTAGAATTGTGATCCTTGCTCTATAATATAGAGGACTTACTAACTCTGGATCAATATCTATCCGTTTATTACGTCTCTGAATTACATTAAGGTGTCCTATTTCAGTGGTGCTGGGAACTCCACCAACTATGTCGTACACCGTAATACCATTTTTTAGGGCATCATAGATGTCATACGCTATTTCGTCTCTTTGAGATTTGTTTTTAGCAAATATATCTATAAACCAGGTTCTTAGCCTGCTCCCTCGTCTAGTTCCTAGTTCTCTTTCTATATTTTCTGTTTCGTCCCAATCTACTGCGACTGTTGGAATAGAAAGAATTTCTTCAGGAAATCCGTCTACAATAGTAACGGACTTTCCTGTAAATAAGTCTTGTAACCAGTAATAAATTGCTAAATCTTCTTTTCTTTCGTACTTCATTTTAGTAGTTCACTCCGTATTCATCTGCTATTGTTGTTATTACTGGTCTATATCTTCTTCTGCCACTCTTAGTAAGATCTATTCTACCCTCTGTATCTATACTCAAGTTGGAAATGTCACCAAGCCCTAGAGCCATTAGTGTTTTATTTAATTTTTTAGGGTCAACATCATTCATTCTACCCTTTATTTTATTTAAAAATGCCTCTTGAACCTTTTGGTTTCTTGCAGGGCCCTGTCTTTTAAGCAATGCCTTCAGATCTCTTATCATTTGTACTGACGCAGAAATCTTAGCTTTTATTTCCAGAATACTTTTGTTTATAATTCCCCGTTTTTGTTTCATCCTGGATCTAAATATTTTCTCTAAGGCTATTCTGGTTTTCTCTGTAAAACGAGTTGGACTGTTCATTGGGAATCCTTGTCCTTCTCCATAAGCTGCGGACCCGTCATCTATAATTTGCCAATATGGAGCAAGTTTACCAGCCACCTCTAATCTTCTTTTCATTGTGTTCCAATATTTTTTTATTTGAGATTTCGTTACATCTTTTTCAAAGTATTCTTTTGTCTTTCTATTATACTTTCTTCTAGCTACTTTAGTTCCAAGTCTTGCTGGAGCATAGAATTTTTCTGCCCAAAAATGTAATGCTATCTCAGAAGATGTTACAGGAACATTTCCAAATAAGGGAACTTTTTCACCTTGCATAGATCTTCTTACGGATTCTACAGCATTTTTCCAATCCTCTATTGATCCAGCTGTTTTATTCAAATTAATTTCAACTATAAGTGCATCGTTTCTAGTAAGTAATGTAATGGATCCCGGTGTTCTACAGGCTGCGAACAGGCCTTTGGTAAAGAACGGATGATTATACTCCTGGTTAATAGCAAGAGCTTTTTTTAGCTCGATTAGTAGCGTCCTTCTAGGAAGTCCTTGATCAGTCATCTCTTGACATATTTCAATAGATAAGTTCTGTAGGGACTCTTGTAGAGCTTCTATATCTGCCTTAAAAACTCTTATATTTGCCTCTAATTCCTCAATAAAGAGTTTTATTAAGCTATTGTCTATAGTAGCTGGAAGATAAAGATTTTCTAATTCTGCTTTATATGCATCTACCAGCTCTCTAAACATTAAATTACCTCTATATCACCGAAAATATTTTGAATTACCGACCTAGCAAAATTACTAGTTTCATCTAGGATTACTTTTCTCATTTTTATATAGGCTGGAGAACTCTTGTCTGGAACTATTGTCTCTAGTTCCTGAAGTAGAATAGCTTGTAATTTTTTGTTCTTTTTACCTATGAAACGTAGTATCTCTAAAATATCCACTTGTTGTACAATATCGCTCATTTTGTCCTAAATCCTTTAGAGTATTATGATTTTAGTTCACATACTCTATGATAATCCAATAACATTAATGCCGGTGGATTATTGTTATTTGCTATACCTGTCCAGTCTCATCCAAGCTAGAATGAAAATAAAGAACTTTACAGAAGATCACCATCAAATTCTTGAGAGGGCGAGATCTATATGCCAGAGGATGGTGGAAAAACATCTGATAAGCTTGGATCTAGTGGAGATAAGAAATGATCATCTGTAGTTTCAACCTCTAACAACGATAGTAACATACGATTTAATGTTCGTACTCCTCGTCTAACTATTTTCCTTATTTCCATTATTCTTGAGTCAACACTAACAAATTTAGTTCTTTTAACAACCTCTTCATTGAACGGTGTTAGGTCTATCTGTATGACACAATCTCCTCCCAAGAACTGTCCACCAGATTCCCAATTTAGTTTATCGGAAGGACCCCATGATATTACCGCTGATACTGTAACTCCAGTGATAACATCTATATAATATTTTCCAGAACATACTGGACAGAATGAATCATCAGAGGTACCTGTAGCTGGATCTAGATTGCAAACAGGACATCCGTAAGACGAGGCAACGCAATAGAAAGTTACATCACGTCCTATTGCTCCTCTAATTGCATCTATAACCTCATCTGTATCAGATGGCCAATTAATAGAAACCATTATTCAATAACCTCTGTAAATAGTTTATCCCAGGTATTCGCAATCTCAGACCAACTGTAGCGCCTACTGCTAAACTTTTCTATAGATTTTCTAGAAAGCTCCTTGTATAGATCCCTATCTACATAAAGTTTTTGCATTGCTTCAGCTACATCCTCTGCTTTTACTAGTTTTCCAAGAGTCATAGCTCCACCATCTAACATAAATGTTGTATATGGTTCTACTAATAATCCGCAATCCAAATAAAGCTCTTTACATGCACTATGGGCTGGAACTATCTGAGGAGCTCCTGTAACGGCGTGCTCCATGTTTGGAAGTCCCCACCCCTCTCCAAGGCCAGTGTTAATTCCAACATCTGTAGCATTGTAAATAAGGTTTAATTTATCTTCTGGAAATCGCTGAATACCTGTTATGTTATTGCCAGAAACAATAATTTTGTTTTTTAGCCCAAGGGTATGGGCCAATAGTTCTACGTTTATGTGATTAGCGTCAGTGTTACCACAATGCATATAAATAAACGTATCATTTTTACCTTCTGAAAAAAGTTTGAACGCTTCTAGAGTTATCTCCAGCCTTTTTCTGGGCTGATTTCTATTGGCATTTAAAAATATAAATGTTCCTGGCTCTCTTAACTCTTGAATTCCAACCTTTTCAAATAGTACGTTCTTAGCCTCGTCTCTACTCTTGAATATCTTTGAGAATACCTTAGTATCTACCCCATGAGGAATTATTTCCAGAGATAAATCTGGTCTTGCTATTGTGGCCACTGTTTTTGCAAACTCTGTGTAAGTTACCGCTTTAGTAACCATATCCATATTTGAATACCAGATTGGGAAATGTCTTTCTGCATCTACTGGAAAATAAACTACTATCTTAGGGATGGGGTTTTTTCCATAAGCTTCCTTTATTGTTTTAAGGTACTCATTGATAACCCATATATCATTCAATATGAATATGATGTCAAAATTATGTGTACGTACTAGTGACTTAATCCTGTTCATCCCATAAATATCGCCCCCCAAATGAGCTGGAAATATTGGATACGGGTAGGGATGAGGATCTCCATAATAATTTACACCTACCCCAACAATATTATATTTTGATAATGAAAGGTTATTAAGTATTGAATGAGAAACTCTAGAAAACCCGGTTGGGGACACAAGATCCGAAATCCATAGAATATTTATTTTATCCTTTTTCATCCTAAATCCTTATTATATTTATACCTCTTCTAGAATTATAGCTTTCGATCCCTTAACAAGTCTCTTTGAAGGTGGTTTTAGAATCTTATCCAAATCTTCTTTTAGTCCTGCTATTAATCCAGATCTAATCCTTCCACTTTCCGTGTTGGAGTAATAAATCTCTGCATCTCTCCAGGACCCAAGGTTCCAAGCAGAATTTTCTAGGTCTCCTTCTACTAGTATAATAGCTGCTTTGAGGACAATTGGTTCCTCATCTTTTTCCTGAACTATTGTACTAGTATCTAGTTCATCCTCATCAAACTCGAAATCTAGATATTCATTATTTCTGCTTATAAGACCTTCGTCTGTTATTAGATATTTACTATCCCAACGTCTAGCTAAACTTCTGACCGCAGCTACTAGAGCTAGAAGAATCCATTCATCTAGATAACGATATGATGCAGCATTTATATCTCCGACTTTAAGTCTAACTTGTGGAATTAAATAGCTGATGTTAACTGCTGCCATTATTCCTCTTCTTCTGGAATTGGTGCTCCCAACTCTGCTAATCTACCCTTAATAGCTCTCATAATAGCATCTGACTTCTCTAGATCTTCTGCTATACCAAGTAATCTAAATAGTACTGCGGTAGATTCTATTTTATTTAGTTTATTAGTAAATGCTAAGAACTTTAGCTTGAATAATTCCTTTAATTCTTCATCTGATGCTTGTTCAAACGATTTTTCAGGTACTGTTTCTACTTTTCTAGTTGTTTCGATCAGTGTTCCATTTTTAAAATGAACTTGATTCATTCTTTTAAAGAACACATCATCTCTCTCAGACCACATATCTATAAAAGCAGTTTGCTCATTTTTCTTTGGATCTCCATATAGCATAATACCTACAGGTTGGTCTGAGAATGGATCTATAGCAGACACATAAACTTTACCCAATATAGTTTTCTTGTATGTTTTATATGGGGTTCCAGTCTGCATTGCTGAATAAATATCTGTAATAGCTCTCATAATTTTCCTTCTTATTCCTAATATCCTATAACATTCGATGGGGGAGGAATTTCCTCCCCCACGAAAACATACACAACTTATGCAACCTTGATTACATAAATGCCATTAGCATTGTCTATAATCATGCCGAACTGTTGCCATAGTTCTAGATACCACTGTGGAGGAGTCATTCTCATATCTTCCCAGGTCTTTGATTTTACATCACCGTAGGTAATGAACTCTCCGACATTTTGTCCAATAACAAGAATCTTATCCTCAGGGATTAGCTTGATGTAATCTTCTGGGTTATTGTACTGTTGTTCTAGGGCCAAAAGATTTGCTCCATAGTAGTTTCCTATAGTACCAGACTGCATTATGCTCTGTATTCTTTCTGGAACATAGCCAACATTTGAACCATCTGACCAGAAAGCTGCGAACTTAGTAATTGGGGTCATTGCAGCACGTGAACCAACAACCATCTTAACGCCACCAGCGGTCTGATTGATTCTATCAATAGCATCCTCTAGTGCGGTGGGGGTTACTGCAGCTCCGACATCTATAAAGTTCTCAGCTGTATTTACTGCTGACCAAACTGTTGAAAGGGCAGTAAATACCTTTCCTAGATAATAGTCACGAAGCTTTGCTTCCATTTCCTTACGAATATCTGCAACAGTACCTAGTTCACCTGATTCAAGTTCCCAAGCATTTGCAGTTACTTTTACATCAGCTCCGTCCAAAACATAGTTTATACGTTCTGAAACGGTAAGTTCTGATGATAGATGTTCTGCACCGGGAACTAGAGTATGAACTCTAATGCCTTTACGAACCTTCTTTACTAGAGCATCGCCTAGTTTTAGGGCTCTGGTATTTAGGAGCATGCTAACGAAGTCAACAGTTAAGTGCTGTGGCTGAACATACTCTACAAATAGCTGAGCAAGAGCTTCTCTCTGTCCTTTATCTTTCATTAGGGAAGCTATGCTCTCCTTTACTTTAATTTCGTCCATTAATTAATTCCTCCTAGATTTAGTATAGCTTTACTGTAATGCTATCGTCATCTGAGTTATAGCGTTCTACAACTGCTACTACGCCGTCTGTCATGGTTGAGCTTGCTTTTGGCTTTCCAGCGTCTGCACCATTGTATTCAACTACTAGCATTGTACCTTTGGTACGAATTTCTGCCGAGTCAACAAAATGACCTGATGGAATTGTAACAGTTCCTTCAGCAATAGCTAGTACCTGGTTTCCTGATGGAATTTCAGTAGCTACCGTTGAATTACCTGGATGAGTTAGATATACTGTAGTTGCCCAAGGAGTATCCTGTGCCTGGTCCCATCCGCCAGCTCTACGTGAAAATGTTCTATCTGGATGTGGGAAGGCAAAATAAGGAGTTGGGATATTGCTTACTGGCCATGCAACAATGTACTTAGCTCTCTTAGCTTCTTCCTCTGAGGCTGGAAGTCTGATTCCAGGTAGGTCCTCTTCACTTCCGAAGTCCTTGCCAGTAGTATTGTCCACGAGAATACCGAAACGTCCTTCGTACATAGCCTGCTTAGCTACAGCTCCGAAAACGTCCTCTAAACGATTTTTCTCCATTATAAATTCCTCCAAAATTATCTTATCTTACGAAGTTCTTCCGCAAGTTCTGATATAGAAAATTCTTTATTTCCTTCACTTCCTGGAACTGGTGGAATTTCAGATCCTGTCGAAGCTTGGGATATTTCAGTTGCCGGAAAAGCTACTAGTTCTTGGACTAGGAACTTAATGGCATCCAAATCCATCGAAAGTAGTCTTTCACGGTTTGTTTCAAAATATTCAGCTGGTTTATTAATACCAGCTTCAGCAAATAGTCCCTTAATTTCTGATAGGAATGCTTCCTCTGTGACTTTACGATCTATTTCAGCCTTAAAATTTCTTAGAGAAACTAGCTCTGCTTCGACTGATTCTCTCTCTGCCTTTACAGCCAAAAGTTCATCTTCCTTGGCTGATAGTTCTGTCTTAAGGGTTGCTATTTGTTCTTTTAATTGCTCTAGTTCGTCCAAAGTATTTTCCTCCGAAGTAGATATAGAACCATCAGTAGATGCTACTTCTAAAACAGGAGTTCTTCCAGCATAGGCAGGCCTTCTTACTACTGTGACCCCTCGCAGAGACGTTCCGATGAGATCCTCAACACCGTCGGCACCTATTTCAGAGTCCTCGTGCATAATTTCCCAGGAAACATTGACAGGAATTTTATTTGCCATACACTCTTTCAAATAGGCAATATCTTCCTCTCTTTCCTTTTTCCACAAGGCAGCTAACGCAACTATTTGGTTCCCAGTTCTTTTCAAATGTGCTATAACGCCCAATGGAAATGCATCACTGTGGTCATCCTTAGGTTCTTTATATGCCATCTTGAAAGGCATATAGATTCCAGTTTTTATCAAATTTTCAAACTCTTTTTCTGGAACTCTTTGTTTATTTTCATTCGGTAAATTATCTGTCAAAACGAACTTTGTCCACGAAATCCAATCATTCTTAACAACAGTTGATGAAACAGATTCATTTACCTCATCTAATGTTGGTTCACTAGACAATTCTACTAGTTCTTCAATATTTGTGCTAAATATAGTAGTTTTACTCATTGGTTTCACCCTTCTTCACTTTTTCTCTAGTCTTTACTTTCTTATTAGGTTCTTCCGTAATATCAGGCTGTCTACTATTAGGCGTGGGCTGGAATTCTGGGACTCCAGATTCCTTTAGTAGCTTCTGTTCTGATGCTCTTTTCTCAAGTTCATCTTTGAAATCGAATCCAAAAATAGTATCAAGCGTTTCTCTACTTAGACTTCCAGAGTCAAGTAACATCTGAAGGCCTGATAGAAAGGTACGGAAGTCATATAGATTTATGGGTTTGAATGAAATACCTGGAGTACTTGTCAAGCCATTCCTATTTGATATTTCATAAACAATCTGCTTCAGTACTGACAGAATTTTAGACCTGAAGTTCTCCATCATCTTTACTGGAGAAATAGCTGCATATTCTGGGTCTGATGCATTACTTCTTTCAGATTCTCCTGAAATCAATGTTCTAGGGAATCCGAGTGCAAAAATTATTTCTTGGTTTACTTCTCTATATTTAGAATCATTCAAAAGTAAATTTACGTCTGGAAATACCCATTTTAATTCTGTAGTATGGTCTGTAAATAGTTGAAAGATGTTTTCTATTGTATTTAGAGATGTATTTCTCCATGTTAGAGCCTGCCGTATATCATAAAGTCTATTAGCATCTTCCTCAGATTCTGTCATTGGAAATTCATCGCTTCCTATTTTCACGTGCAAAATTGCACTCAGTACCTTAACAACTATTGAATAATCCGCTCTTCGTATGTTCCGTTTATGCTCTAAAATATCCAATGCTGGATACAGATATGGAGTTGGATATGGGCTATCTTGAAGAACTCTTCTTCGTATTATCAAATCGTTATCCAGTCTTACCTTTGTCTTTCCAGATTCTATATCTGTAACAAATTTAGGATAGTTGGCCAATAGCCAAGTATAGAGTGTTTTTTCCTCTGTTCCATCTGGATATGTTCCTTTATGATTAATAAAGTAAATCAGCTCATCTGGAATTAAGACAAAGTAGATTGGTTTGCTAGATACAAATGTTTTCATAATCTCAATACTGCACGGATCTCTTAACCAGAAACTTTCTGGCAGTATGAAACTTTCATATTTCTTTAATCCTAGTCTTTTTATTTCTTCCTTTGATTTAGGAACGTACTTGATTTCTGGGACTACTAGTCCAGAAATCAAGAATTCAAGAGCCATCTCTTCTGCGAAGTCCAATAGCTCTTGTTTTATTCCTTGAAATATCCTAAATTCATTTTCACTCAAACCGTTCTTTGATAGCTCTATATCATTAATAGCTATTTCTACTATCTTGTTAATAGTAGTAGCAGCTATAGGATCATTCCTGTAATAAAATCTACACTTATTTACTAGATCCACGTACTTTGCTTGATCTATAGCAGGAGCCGTAGATGGTTTTACGTTCCATGGATTTACGATGCGGTATGGATTCTCTGTAGTTGACTGTGCAACAGATAATCTTGTTTTTTTCTTGCTAGATTTAACTTCGTCCATAATTTATATCCATCCGGGTCTCATTAATTTCGCCTTTTCTTTTTTTCTAAATGAAAATTCATTCATAAGATAATAAGAGGCACATCCGCACAACAACGCAGATGTAAAGTGATCTTCACCAGCTTTGCCTCCCTTCGCCGTGAGAGTTCTATATATAATTTCACCAGTTGCACCTTTTGTATAGGTCATTCTTTCAAGTTCTACTATCATGTCCATATCAGTAGTGGAATAAACTAATTTATGGTTGTTTGTATAATCCTGTAGAACAGAAACTGCAAATGGTTTTGTTTTTGATTTTATCTCTTCACCCTCAGAATTCAATCCGAGAACTATTTGTGATGAGAAATCTATTGGAACTATTTTTTTCTTATAATCCTTGTGAGCATAGTCCCGATGCTCAATTAAGGTTTGTATAACTGATATACCAGTATTTCCTTTATCTATACCAATCAAAGAAGGTGTAAATCTGGAGTCCAATATATCAATAATCTTTTCTTGTACTGGGTAAGATACCTTAGTAAGCTGGATTTTTGCATGGAATTTTATCCGCCCATAATCGTCTACTTCCATTACCAAAATAGCAGTTGGTTCTGTATATCCTAGGTCTATACCAATGAACCTATCATGTCTCTCGTCCTTAATTGAAGGAAGCATTGAGATCTTGGCTAGAATGTCAACTAGATTTTCAGATTCTCTAATTCCATCAATTACTAGTTTATAGATAGGATATGTCTGAATTTCAAAAGTACTTCTGTCAAACAATGAAAAGATTGGTTTCCCATGTTGACCTAGAACTGAATGAATGTAATCATCAGATCCATCTCCTCCATACTGTTCTAATGCTCTTTCTTTATCTTTTTCTGTGAACCTTGGATTCTGGAACGCTGATATTCTATGCCTGGAGTAGTTAGAGTTCTCCCTATCTGCATGATAAAGAACATTATTTTCTCTTACTCCAGTCGGAACTCCAGATACTAATAGCTTGAACCCTTTTTGCCAGGTATTAATAATTGGTTGTAATTCCATGAATGTAGCCCAAGGAAAGTACCCAGCTTCATCCAATAGTACATAAGGAGTATGTAAACCAATGACATTAGTTCCAGTACCAGTCTGCCCAGCAATACGGCACATTAGCTTTGCATTGTTGAGCAACTTTATAGAATAATCAGAGTTATTAATTCCTCCACGAGGTTCTATAAAATGTTTTAGAACGGAGTTAGATCTCAACATTCTTGTTAAATTTGTAAACACTGGTTCCAAATGTACCTTACTAGGTACTGTATAAACAATATAATCATTTGGGAAAATATTAAATAATAATGCCCATAAAATCAATATAGATATTGATAAAGTCTTTCCTACAGCACGAGCACAAGATAATGATACATAGCTACTAAAGTCTAGAATGAACTCCTTCTGGTATAATGTTAGTTCAAATTCTTCATCATTGGCTGTCTTATCAATGTTCATAAGAAACTCACCAAGAAGAACAGGATTTTTGAAGATTTCAAACAATATCAAATCATCCTGTGTTACTCTTTCTAGCATAGCCATATATTATTTATAAGCCCAACACATCAGGTTGGATCCTCCGTCTGATTTTATATCTATATTCTTAAATCCAGCATTCTCAAGATAGAATCGAAGAGATTCTGGCGAGAACAAAGCATAATGAGCATTATATCTCCAACTGTCATCGTCTTTCGAGAATACACCGTCATTGTGTCCACCCATAATCCAATATGATGCAGAAAAATCTATTGGCATCCCACCCATCAATGGAAGATCATTGTTTAGCCATCTGGTTGCTAATAGCTTAGCGTCTGGACATTGGATATAAATCTTTCCCCCAGGCTTTAGAATTCTATACCACTCTTTTAGAACCCTTAGAGTATCCCTGTAAGAAAAGTGCTCTAAGACATCGCACGCCCTAGCCTCATCAAAATAATTGTCTGGATAAGGTACTTTATCAACACTTCCAACATGCTCAAGATGTGGGCACTTTGGATTTATATCCATGTGAACATCAGCTGTCATATCTGGATGATAACCACTGCCCAATTCTATTTTCATTATTATTTATTCTCCTTTTTCCTTTAATGGAGCTCATATAGGATATATCTTTCCTGGATCATTTAATATTTCTTTAGGTTATCCAGTAGTTCCTAAAAACTTAAAAAAAATTTTGTTACTATTCACAGAAGAACAGCGGGTATATCACATCGACTCCTTTACCTTATTCCAAAAAGTTGTAAAAATGGTTTCCCAGTTAAATATAGACTTAACTCTGCTAATTTCTTCGTCTGTTATTGGCCTTGGATGAGATGATAATATCTTATATAAATCGTCCACAAGAGTCGGAGAATCTTCTTCTACATACTCTACCAAATTTCCAAACCAGTACTGGTAATGTTCTTTTGCATAACAAATCCCTCTAGCCCCGCAAAGTAAACCTTCTAATATAGGAAGTTCAAATCCCTCTACTTTTCTCAATCCTGAGACATAATGTACAGAGTTATAGAGGTGTACCAAATCTTTATCTGATATGTTCTCTACCCTATGAAGATGTTTTCCAAGATGAAGATCTCCTCCTACATGAACTATTGTAGAATTAAGTTTCTGTACTGCCAAATATATCTTATCTATAGTTTCCATATCCGCTACATAGCCAGTAGTTAAAATTGGAAATCTTCTGGTTTGCTTATAATTTATAAATATGCTTGGATCAGCCCCCAAAGGAATTCTTAGAAAATTAAAATCGTTATGTTGTAATATAACAGGAAGATTTAAGTAAGATGCTACAAAGACTGCATCCCTAAAAACCGGTAGCCAAAGATCTGGAGATGGATCATCTGCTGATAACAGACAATATTGTAATAGTATATACCTAGGACAATAAAGATATTTTAAGCTTCCTTTTCCTATAGAATCAAGTATCTGGATGTCCGCAATAGATGGGTTAGATACGAACTCAACATCTGGAGGAGCAAACCTTCTTAGATTAAGATTAATTCTATACATTGCTCTACCTAGTGTAGTAGGTAGAACTTCAGCAAAGACTTTCATTATGCTAATCCTTTACTACTCCATTCGTATTGGGACTATCGTTGGATTACTATGCCCGTTCTTTTTCAAAAGTTCATTTGTCCCAATGGTTATTTCTCCATCACAGAAAACACCATCATCTATTTCTCGATTACATACCAAATGAATTTTATTCTTCTTTTCATTTGGGTACAAAGTCCAAATAGTACCTAGAAGTGTATTACATTTTGGACAGTATATATATTGCATCTTAGACTCATAAAACTTCCTAGCTCTAGCCTTCAAAGATTCCAGGAAGTCAATAAAAGATGTTTCCTCATCTGATTTTCTATGTTTTCTCGTGATCTTTAGGTCTGCCTGTAACTTAGAAATATCCTCTCTAAGATCAGAGGCAACCTTGTTTACTTTCTCGAATACATAAATATTATCTGCATTAACAGATTCATCTTCGGTCCTCAATCTGTAAAGAAGCTGTTCATAGTCTTCAAGGGCGAGAAATGCTTGAACAAGAGCCCTAAGAGCCGCTCTGTCATTTATTTTTAAATCAGAAAGATCGTACTCCTTCTCGAACTCCTCCAATTTGGAAGTAATTCTTTTCTCAAAATTGGCAGATTGTTCTACACTGTTGTACTTCTTCTCAAAGTATTCATCAAATTCCTCATCTGACATATTCCGATACTGCTTCAGGTTCCTTGTCTTTCTCTTATCCGGTATCGTGTGCCTTATTCCATGCTGATACCATACTCCTTTAGATGGCAATTCTCCAGTCATTTTTTCCTATTTTTTCCTTTTTCTTCTTCATTTTTCATATAATTATAAACTTTTTCTACATTCTGTGCTAAATATGAATTTATATCTGTTTTTGATAAATCCATACAGGCCTTATGAAAAAAAAGATTCAGATAAGGTACATCTAGTCCAACCATCTGTACCTTATCTGAATCTTCTATAGGCTTATTGCAATGAAAACATATTTTTCCCATTTAGTATTTCCGCAATAATTTTATCAAATGCCTCTATGCAAGAATTGGTAAATTCAATACCTAGGCCAGATAATCTTTCCTCATCCTTAATATTATATGGTTGACGTATTCCGTATACTTTGCAATTATTTAATAAAGACTGCATTTTTTCCGCCTGATCTTCCACAAAGAAATCTATCTCCATTTGTTTACATATAGAACTTTTATCTTTAGAAAAGATAAGATTCTGTCTTTGAGGAAAATCATATCGCTTCAAGAAATTCTCTGTAGAAAAAGACACACTCAAAGGACGGCCAGTTACATAGTAAATAGATGTGCCCAGCGATTCCAAAATCCTCAATTTTTTGACAATATCTGGAGAGATTATGATTCTATTATACAAGAACGGAAGTGTCGCTATATACTCCATGTAATCTTCACTGACATATAATTTATAATTACTCCAGAAATCATTATTGGATACATCGCTTATTTTCCCAATTTCGCAAAGATACCTATATACAGCCAGGTGCCACGGATAGAGTACTCCATCAAGATCTGTGCCTACATTCATTTATTCTTTCCTTATCTCCAAAATCATTGGCTTCATCTTGATTGACTATAAAATATATTCCACAATTTTCACAGTGCTTACTAAATCCAAAATATACTTCTACTCTTGTATCGTGTATATTAGGACTTCCACAAAAGGGACAAAATTTACACTCTTTCCATAGGGTATTTTTTTTCCAAAATTCCATTTATATCTCCAAGGCTCATTATATGCTGTGACTTTTCCACTAAAGTATCAAATTCTTCCTTGGAACCTCCATTTCTTATGAAATCAACAAAATCATATTTTAGACCATAATCTAGAAACGAAATTATTCTAACTCTGAACTTGCCCAAACTATTAGCTACTTTTCTAGCTGCAGCATAGCCGGCCTTATCATTGTCTGCAACATAGAATATTTCCTTCTGATTCCTGAAAAAAGGAAACCAACTATCGTTCCATCCATTTGCTCCTCCAGTATGACTTACTGCCGGATACCCAACTTGATTCATCAAGATTGCATCTATAGGTCCCTCAGTTATAAAAACTCGTCTAACTATCTGTAGTATGTTAGAATTGAATAACAAAGGTCCGACACCTCTGTACCATGGTTTTATAAGTTTCTTTGGAACATCAGTCCTGCATTGAAAATTTCTGAATTTCCCATTAACATAAATTGGCAAAGTCCAAAGTCCATCATACTTTCCAAGTCTAAATCTGTCTATTGTAGAATCTACTAAGCATCTATGATACCAATAATCTCTATCGTTTAGTCCGTTCTTCCAAAATATGTCAACTAGTTTTTCATTTGGAAATACAGGCTCTCCCATTCTATGGGGAACGTACTCACTGGCAGATACTCCGGATAAATCATTTATTAGAGCTCTCGCCATATCTTCTGGTAATTTTCTGATAAACAGAAGATATTCCAAAGGTCCCCCTTTCAGATTTTGTGAGTTCCAATACCAAATCTGTTTCTCCAAATCAAGTACTAGAGANCTGTGTTCCTCCGTTTTTCTATATCTACCAGAACCAACTAAGTTCTGGTCAAGTCCTACCACCTTCTCTAGTAGAGTTTCCATTCCCAGGCTCCTTTTCTTCCTCGTACTTGCCTATTCTATTGTCTGTAGAATAAAATCCTTTTCCTTTATATAATATTCCAGGAACTTTGAATACCCTATCTATATCTTCTGATTTGCAAGCTGGACACTCTATGCCTTTATGTCCATTATTTGTTGATGTAACGTAATCTGAGACAGACATGAAGATTTCAAAGCTGGCCCCACAGGTATTACATTTATAAGTGTAGGATGGCATCACTATCCTTTCTTATGCTTAAAGAATTCTACTTGTCTAACTCTTCTCTTAAGAGATGGACTATCTTTTCTTTTGTATACTTTAGATAGCTTTCTTCCTGTTTTAGAGAAAAGAGCATATCCTTTACCGGTCTTTTTAATTGTCATTTCTCCTTCTCCAGGCGTTGTTTTTTCCTTCTCTTTCTCTCAAGGATTTCTTTACGCCTTTTCTCTTGTTCTTCAACAATAAGAAATATAGATTTATTATCTATAGCAGGTCCATACTTCTTTTTTCGTATTTTATTATCTCGTCTATTTGCCTTTGCTAGTTTCATGTGCTTTTACTAAGTCATTCCTCTGTCAATATCTACATAATTATTGTAATATCAAATCTTATAATCAACATTAAGATTATTGATAGTATCAATTACTTCATATCCTCACAATTCCAAAATGGTGGTACTGGTGTTGTGTAATACATTTTTCGTATACCAGCATCTTTTAGCATATTATAACACATTTTACACGGTCTTGCAAGAGCTGGTTTTCCATCGTCCGTCTCCCTGTATACATATATATCTGCCCCATGTAAATCTCCTCTGCAATGAATCAGAGCCGACATTTCTGCATGAATGAACTCCTTGTTGGTATCGTTTGGATTTGAATATACTGGGTGAGTTCTTCTTATATTGAAGCCAACAGAAATTGGCTTTTTCTTGCTTATCACAGCTCCAACTTTGACTCTGTGAGATGAGTACAACGACGTATTTCTAGCAAGTCTGAAAAAGCCCTTGCCCAATAGCTTTCTTAAAGCTATGGGGTTCATTTTAATATCCTTTCTTGATAGATCCTGATCCAGACATAATAAACGTATCACTAGATTTTCTGAGTTCTGAGAGATCATCCATACTTTCACAATTTATGTAAGTAAAGGCAGATTTTATTCCCCAAACAAGATCATCCACAAGAGACTTCAATGAAGTTCGCTTCTGTGCCGGTAATGAGATACCTTCTACAGATTTAATTACCTCTCCGTAAAACTCTTCTTGATGGGCCCTACTGGCCATTCCAGAAATACTTCCATTATGACTAGATTCATAAGCATTTGCAAATAGACTGCCAATCATTACCAGGTCTGCCCCAGCTACTAGTGATTTTACTATGTCCCCAGAGTTCCTAATTCCACCATCTGCTACTTTAATCCAAGGAGCGTTGCTACATTCCATTATAGCAGTAATTTGTGGAACTCCTACTCCGGTAACATTTCTAGTAGTACAAAGATGACCAGAACCAATTCCAATTCTTATTAATGTAGCCCCACTGTCAAATAGTCTTTGTGCTCCATCACGAGTAGCAACATTCCCAGCCATAATAAGAGTCTTTGATTTATACTTATCTATGTATGAGCGAATTCTTTTTACATAGTCAGATACACAATCTAAATAGCCGTTGGCCACGTCTACACAAACTATAGCTGGCTCATATTTTCTTATTATGGACTTTATGAAAGATAACTCATTTAGTCTAACAGCAACTCCAAAATTACCCGATAGTGCCTTGTCCAAAGTTCTTATGTTATCTAGTCTTTCATCATCAGATGAAAAGAATCTGTGCAAAATTCCAAATCCCCCAAGTTCTGTAAGATTAATTATCAGATCAGTACCGACAATGCCCTTCATTGGAGAGGCAATTATTGGAATCTTCATATTTAGCTTTCCATTTTCAAATATCTGTGCTAAATTTACAGAATTTCTACTATTCACAGTGGAAGGTCTTGGTATAATTAATACATCATCAAAATCAAGTCCCTGTTGTATCATCTTGAGTATCCTTATATATATATAACTGTTAGTACTCCGTCTGAACTTTCATCAAATCCAGTAATTTCTTTGAACGTGGTCCCTACTAAGTGGACATTTATTTTTCATAATAGAGTTTTACTAAGAAAGAATATAATTATTTATCTTCAAGATAAAATAAATCATTATCTTGGTCAGACATAATTTTCATTCATCTATGATTTTCTCAATATATCACGAATATCTTGTCCATCTATTTCATTGCCAATAGAATCCCATCCATCAGCTGATTCTCTAGCAAAAAGCTCTATTCTTGGCAGATCTCCAAAAAGAGATACAAGATGTTCTCTAACTATTTCAGGTTTCTTACTATGTTGTGATCTTGGACTAAAAATAAGTTGTGAAATTGGATCAGTAGATATTCTTTTTATATGACCTCTCATACCTAGAAGAACGTATTCAACTGCTGATCTTGTATATGATCCTGGTCCACAAACTGGAGTAAGAGATTTTGGATTTAGTTTTATCCAAGTAAAAAGAACTGTTTTATACTTGAATCCCCATGAACTCATTACAGTTAATGCATCTGGTAAACAAGGAGATGTAGTCCACATAGCAAGTACACAATTATTATTTCTAAGACTTTTTACATTAAGAGAACATAATTCATCAGTACTAAGAGTAGCATAATGTTTTTCAGGGGCAAAATTTCCTCCGTTCTTTCCAGTTCCCCAAAGATATTTCCAAGGTGGATCAGCATATATTATAGAATATTTATTCATCTCTTTATTTTATATATTCATATAGTTTTTGTTTTAAAGAGCTGGCGGAGGGACTTGAACCCACAACCTTGTCGTTACAAAGGACTCGCTCTACCAGTTGAGCTACACCAGCATCACACATTAGGATAAGATTTTTTTGTTAAATTACCTAATATGCCAGGGGTAAGCACCAGGATTTGAACCTGAATAACTAGATTCACGGTCTAGTGTTCTACCATTGAACTATGCTTACCATAAACAGTACTCCAGGTCGCTACGCTGATGATGGCTGGCCGATAACAGATATTACCCATTATACTATAAATAATAGAACTTAGTATAACCGGCCGGTAATGCTTCCCTCATCTTCGCCAGTAATTCTATTATTACTGGGTCAAACGTCTTAGTAACGCACGTCCCTCGATGGTACTGTAATCCTAGCGAAAGGATTTGAACCTCCACCGGCCTGATCTTGAGTCAGGAGCAATCTGCCATTTGTGCTACGCTAGGATAAAGGCGGAAGCGATAGGGCTCGAACCTACACATCATTTCTGATGACCCATTTTCAAGACGGGGGCAGTACCAATTATGCTTACGCTTCCAAAGGTGATTTATACAAGAGCTAGTGAGAAGATTCGAACTTCCTGCCTTATTCTTACCAAGAATATGCACATCCTATTGTGCTTCACTAGCAAATTCATAATCGGAAAATAGAATATTATTTTTCAAGATTGGATCTAGATTTGCGTTTGCTAAAGTTAGATTAATAATACGCTTTCTTGAAAGTTTACAATATTCTTCATCTATATCAATACCTATGCCATTTCTTTTGTTCAGCACGGCGGCAATAACTGTTGAACCACTGCCACTAAACGGATCAAGGATTGTATCTCCAACATAACTAAACATTTTTATACATCTTCTAGGAAGTTCTAGTGGAAAAGGCGCTGGATGCCCAATTTTTTTCTTACTTTCACCATTAAATGTCCAGACTCCATTTGTCCATTCCATAAATTCTTCTTTCGTGATGTCGGACTCTCTGCTCCCGCTAACTTTTTTCCATTGTTTTTTATACAATACAATAATTAATTCTACTGGAGCGATTACAAACGGAGCAGAAGCACTCATCCAAGAACCCCACGCGGTTCTGCGAGATATATTCCCTTCGTTCCATACGATCGTTGAGTGATATTGAAAACCCACTTGCTTAGCAATTGTTGTAATGTCAGCTCCTACACTTTGCTGTCCACCTTTATTTTTATCTAATGGAACATTCAAGCAAAAACGCCCATCATCTTTTAGCCAATCAAAGCAACGGCTCATCCATTGGCGACTAAATTCTAAATACTCGGCATAATTTAAATCGTCATTGTGTGAATTATATTGAATATCAACATTGTATGGCGGTGACGTAACAATAAGATCAATACTATTATCTTCTACAAGTTTTGTGGAAATTGTATCATCATTCAAAATTTTGACAACATTATTATCAAAGAAAACACAAGGTCTTGTCATTTGCATAATTTCCTTTCAGATAAAGCCACCCAAAGGTTAATTTGCGCTAGTAAATCTGAAGGGGTAGATTAAAACCATGATATTCATATCTGCTATATTATACACTGTTATCACTACTTTTAATTTTCTTTGTATTTATCTTTGCAATTCGAGCTTCAGCAAGCTGGCAATATTCTGGTGAAATATCAAAGCCAACATAGTGCCGGCCAAATTGCTTTGCTACAACACATGTTGTACCAGAGCCCATAAACGGATCAATGACTACATCATTAACATAAGAATAAAGTTTTATCACTCGTTTAGCTAGCTGAACAGGAAAAGGAGCAGGATGACCGATCTTTTTTGCAGACTCCGGTTGAATTTGCCAAATAGATAATGTAGATTCCATAAATTCTTCACTAGATAAATCAGATTCACCCTTATCAGGTCTAGAAAAGTTTTGCTTTGCAAAAACAAGCAAATATTCATGCAAATCTCGTAAACGAGGTGATTTTGCACTACGCCAGCTTCCCCATGCACAATTTCCGCTCGCACCTTTGCCTTTTTGCCAAATAATCTCACCCATTGGCAAAAAACCAATCTCTGAATGTACCCGATAGAAATATGAATGAAGTGGAATGTACGGTTTACGCCCCAAGTTCGCAATATTAATTACATAACGACCACCGGACTTAAGTACACGATAAACCTCTTGTCCGACACGCCTGATTAGTCCTAAATATTCTTCTAGCGTCATGTTGTCATCATAAGCTTTACCCACGTTATATGGAGGAGATGTAAATGCCAAAGCCACACTATTATCTGGAATTGGCATTGCTTCAGATGTAATATTGTAAATACGATCTGCCCAACTGTCTATCCGAACATCTGAATCATTAAGACTCGATGTACCAGTGGTAACTATATTTTGAAAAAGGTTACGGGAATAAAAATCTGATGAATCATGTGCCTCACGTTTTGAAACACCAAAAGAAGATGTTTGAGTCTTTTTAGGCATGGTCCTCTATCCAATTTTGGAGTAGACTTAGCTTATGAGTCCGAACTATTTCCATCATTCATTACGTCCATTTGTTCAGCAATGTTATATTCTGGACAGCGTGGACCAACATGATAAATACAGACATCATATCCAGTTTCTTTACATCCCGTATTGTGCAGGGCAGGACCGCCACCGTAGAATTTAGCGCCACAGACTGGACACTCAAAAAATCCATATCCTGTTGTGACAGTATCATCTTTTACGATTTTCATCTTTTTACATTCCTTTCGTCTGGTAAGAAAGCTACTCATTTGTAATGAGTGATGAAGGAATCGAACTTCATTGCTTTTTTTTTCAAGCTATACGACTTTACAGACCGCTCCGATTAAACCAATATTCAGCTCGTACTCGTAAAGTCTTATTTACTTTTAACTATTATAGAAAGTGCTCTGTATGGGATTCGAACCCATAATGATAGGATTGAGAGTCCTATATCCTAGTCCAATTAGATGAACAGAGCTTAGTTTAGATAATTCTATTTTTATTTATTCTCCATTTGAAGGTCCATCATAATGGACATTCCCATCACTATCCTCATATACTGAGTAATCATTGTCAGAATCATCATAATCACCGGGACCTATCATTTTCAGCCTCCAAATCAATTAAAATAAATATCTTGTTACAAACTTTTTTTTCACAGTGTCGTTGAGAGGACTCGAACCTCCACGATTTGTTAGATCACTAATTCCTAAGACTAGCGCGTCTGCCAGTTTCGCCACAACGACATCTTATATAACAAGTAGGAAATATAATATTTACATCTATTTGTAAGAAAAATCTATTTGGTCATTGTACCACACAACCATAATGCTCTGTTATAGCTCCTCACCAAGGATTTGAACCTCGAACCATAGAGTTAACAGCTCTCTGCTCTACCATTGAGCTAGTGAGGAATAACTGGTTTACCTACTTTCGATAGCTGAGCCTCATGCTACTTGTATCTACTCTGGACTAAGTCCGCGTCCATACACCAGGAGGTTTGGACTCCGGTTCTACGTCCGGCAACGAGAATTCCTTACGGGAATCGAACCCGTATTGCCTCTTTAGGAAAGAGGATCCTGTCCAATTGAACGAAAGGAATATATCTACGATAATCGCTGTGGACCCACTGAGACTTGAACTCAGATTCGATGCTTGCAAAGCAACAGTAATCGCCATTATACTATGAGCCCATAGAACATCCACAGAGATTTGAACTCTGATCCCTAGTTCCGTAGACTAGTGCTCTTGTCCTTTGAGCTATAGATGCACAAGAGAGGCTAGAGAGATTCGAACCCTCGACATCTAACTTGGAAGGATAGCGTTCTACCAACTGAACTATAGCCTCTAGATTGGCCTGTTTGAAACTAGAACTCATATTGTTCCTTTATCGTACTATCTAGATAAACAGGCCTAGTCTGCCTACGTTTATTACATACATCCGACGAATGCATTTTGAGAATGTTATATAAGTATATTCTTTTGCTGTTAGTAGGCAAGGTGCAGGAGATAGGATTCGAACCTATACTAACTCTCTTATCAGGGGAGTATCCTAACCATTGAATGACTCCTGCAGAGGTCCCACCGACCGGAATCGAACCAGTGACGCTATGCTCTTCAGGCATACGCTCTACCAGCTGAGCTACAGTGGGAAGGTAGACGGCAGGTACAATATCCCATTAAACTATCTGTGACCTTGACAAGATTCGAACCTGCACCTCAAGGATTAAGAGTCCTGCACATTTTCCATTTTGCTACAGAGCCTTACATGTCATCTCTCATGACAACTTACACATCATATTTCCCACTTGTGCTTTTGATTCAAAGTGCTCCTGAAAGGACTCGAACCTCCAACATCTTCTGTGTAAAAGAAGCCATCTAACCAATTGATGTACAGGAGCTAAATTGTTAAAGTTCCATCTTAATCTTCACAGATTGTGTGCATGAAGTAAAATATTTCTGTTCAAATGGCAGACTGAGAGAGATTTGAACTCCCAAATTCGATTTTGGAGAACGATGGTTTACCGTTAGCTTATCAGCCTATTTAACAAATTATTTCTCTGGAGTTTGAACATCTGCTGTAGAAATGAGCTTCTTGAAAAAGTTTCTGTTAGGATAGAACTTTCTGACAATGGCCATAGCAAGTCCTTTTTCCTTATCGAACTTCTCTCCAGATGCCTCTACTACTACCTTTTCTCCATCAGAGAACTTTACAATTGTATATGGATCTCTAAAGATCACTTTTACAATATCAGGAACTGGTACTTCGATCTGTATAAAGGAATAACCAATTGCATCTCTTTCTAGATATGGCAGAGTTTCATAACAATAAATTGAATTTGTTGTACTAATCATTTCTTTATTTCTCCTTTTATTAAGATTTGACGGAACTGGCAGGACTTGAACCTGCGTTAGCTATAATACCAAACTCCTAATTAGCAATTAGGTAATTTATTTCTCATCCAATCTTCCACGTCTGCTATATCTCATTTCCAGCTGACGACCGAGGTCTCGAACCTCGAACTTCATGATTCAGAGTCATGCGTTCCACCATTTGAACTAGTCGTCAATAATAGTTCTAGTAAAGTGTAAACGCCACTTTCCCACAATGTTGAGAACTTAATTTCAATTCGATGACCGTTAAGAACTAAATCTGCGTCAGAATCCCCACTTTTAGAAACGATGAATCGGGGTATTTTATTCCTGTTCATGAACAACAGTTTTTTGATAAGGTTTAGGGTCGAAACCAACCCATTCTATATTCGATACGCCATCAAATCGTTTTGCCATAACTTCAAGAGATTCTGGATTTTTATCAACTAAAATAAAATTCCTTCCAGATTCTAGTGATGCAACACCAGTAGTTCCACTTCCTGCAAAAAAGTCCAGTACTGTGCTATCTTGTTTGCTTGATACTTTTACGATTCTCCTTAGAATGCCTAATGGCTTTTGTGTTGGATAGCCGGTTTTTTCTTTTCCGTTAGTAGGAACAATCGTATGCCACCAAGTATCAGTAAGGGTCTTTCCTTTTTCTGCTTTCTCCTCTCCAACCAAGCCTGGAGCCATATAAGGAATTCTTTCTATTTCGTCATAATTGAAAATGTAATCATCAGGATTCTTTACATACCAAAGAATATTATCGTGTTTGGCTGACCACTTACTTTTGGAGCGTGCGCCATAATCATAAGCCCATATTATTTCGTTTATGAAACTTTCCCGTCCAAAAATTTTATCTAAAAGTATTTTGCAATAATGCACTTCTCGATAATCAATGTGAAAATAAAGTGAGCCATTAGGAGATAATATCCGGTAGGCTTCTTTTAGCCTCGGCTCTAGAAATGATAGGAAATCATCGAAAAAATCGCTGTAAGATTTAGTTCCAATTTTTACAGTTTCATATCTTTCACCCTGAAAACCAACTCTGTCTCCATCATCCGAGCGAATAGTTTTAATTTGGGTGCGCCCTTGAACTTTACCAGTATTAAAAGGTGGGTCAATGTATATTAAGTCTACGGATTCGGATTGAATATTTTGTAAAACTGGTAAGTTATCGCTGAAATATATTTTGTTATTCATGTGTTTTATCCTGTTCAACGTTTTTT